TGATGGCCGACGCAGTTCCGGCTATCGTTGATATAAAACCTCCGTTATCAAGCACCTGACCCACTATTTCGGGAAAAGTATACACTTCGGAGGCGGCCAACGAGCGGGCCTTGGTAATCAGGTTGCGGTTGCCCGGTGTGTCACCCGATGTGACCAAATTGATGCTCAAAGTTGCAGCGCCGCCGCTGTAGTTGGTGGCCGTGAACTTGTCAATAATCGTGGTCACATTGGACGCGACGTACTGCTGAGTCTGGCTATCTTCAGCAATCTTGGCGGGGATCAGAACCTTAACGGTCACTGTCATAGAATCACCCATCGGCTACCGCTGGACACCGTTACAGTTACCCCACCCGACACGGTTATCGGGCCTACGGACATGGCGCAGTCTCCAGAGGCTATTGTATAACTTGTTGCAACGGTTTGTTTATTCACAATAATTCCATTTGATGCGTTCAGGACGGTGGACGACAATTCGCCCGTCGAAGGCTTGTAGAGCAGTTTAGCGTTGCCGGTGTAGATCGTGGTCGGGGTGCCAGATGTCGCCGCCGCAAACAGGGGGTACACGTTGGTTGCCGTGGTTGTGTCGTTGCTAATCGTCGCCCCAGACACCACCGTCGCCCAAGTCCCGTCCCCCCGCCAGTAGGTCGAGGAGGTGGCGCCGGTGCCGGAATTCAAGTTTGTAACCGGCAAGTTGCCGGTGACCTGCGTCACCAGACTGACCCCACTCAAGGTGCCCCCCAGCGTCAGGTTCCCCGAGCTTGTGACCGTGCCGGTCAAAGTAATGCCGTTGACGGACCCGGTGCTACCCACACTGGTAACCGTGCCGCCCGAGCCGGTTGCGGACAGGGTGCCGGTGGCAAAGGACACGCCGGTGCCGATAGTGACGTTAGAGAATCCACCCGCACCGTTGCCGTACAGGATCGAGGTGCCGCTGGTCGCAGGCGCGTAATCGGTGCCGGAGGCAGCCGCGCTGATTGCGGTGCCGTTGCCTTTTAGCACCCCAGTGATGGTCGTGGAAAGCGTCAAAGCAGGAGTTGCCCCACCTGAACTGGTGCCTGCTAAACCATTGGCGCTTGCAACCGAAACAGCGGTGACGGTTCCGGTTGTTGGAGTTGACCAAGTTGGCGTTCCAGCCGTTGCGCTGGTTAAAACTTGTCCGGTTGTACCCGCAGCCGTGTACGCAAGCGCGGTTCCTGTGCCATACACCACCGCCCCCGCTGTCGGCGTTGCGGTGCTATTTGTGCCGCCGTTGGCAATCGGCAAAGTGCCCGTTACATCATTGACTAAACTCACCGCGCTAAAGGCGGGGTTACCCGCCGCGTTACCGTGCAGCACCGTGGTCGTGGTGCCTTGGTTGGTCATGCTGATGTTAGGTGCTGCTCCACCGCTAGACACTATTGGCGCGGTGGCAGTTACGGTGGTAATACCGCCAAGGGTGGCAATATCCGCAGGGGGTGGCCCCAGTTGCAATTCATCCAACGTAGTGGCGTTGGACCCGCTGCCGGTCAAAACAAATAGATTTTGAAAAAACCTATACCATTCCCGCGACATGAGGCCCGTGCGCTCGTCAATAAACGGCACCCGTGGCGCGGGGATATTGGTGATGTTCACTAGCTACCCGTCGGGGTGACAAACAATTCAGCGCCCATGATGGCGATCTTCACGGAATCAGTACCGGACACCTCATAGACCCTGTCGCGGATCTTCTCGGTCATCCCAAGTCGCCGCCAGATGGTGCGGTAGCCGTAATTGCCAATTGCGCCCATTGACTTCCAATGTTCGTTTGACCAAGTGTGGCCGCCGTCGTCGGACCAACGCAACATGACTTGAGGATCGCTGCCTTGCCCGTCATTCAAGCCAACGCCCGTTTGGGCATCCAACTGTAAGCTGTGGTGCGCGGTTCGCTTGAGGTTGTTCTGCCCCGTAGCCAGCGCCCGCCACGATCGCAACCACTTCTGGATATGGTCGTCGTCAGCGTAAACATCAAGGTCAAAGGCGTATACCCGCCCGTCCTCGTAGTCGCCTACCACAATCTCGTCATTGAACGACATCTGGCAGTTGCTACGGTGCCGGACAAATTGTCCGTTTTCAAAAGCAGCACGTTCGTGCCACAGTTGCGTTGATACGTCATAGACCCACGTTGCTTCGGCTGACGGAAAGATCAGCACATAGAACGGATGGCCGTCCTGCTGGTAGGTGTAGCCAATCGCGTCTGTGATGTTGCCGTAACTTTGGATGGCGTATTCCACCGCGTTGGTCGAGATCCGCGCCGGGGTGTAGCCGTTAGCCCGGTAGACAATCCCGCGCCCCCGAGCGTCCGATCCTAGCCAGAACACGCTGTTGTCGAGTTTTGCCACAGAGTACGCGGCCTCGCAGCCGACTTCCATGAACGCGCCCTGAATCCGCGCCATTGGAAAGTCAGGCGTTCCCGCGTCATACCAGACTTCAACGCTGGTAGATCCAAGCAAGAATATTTCGCGGTGATCTACAATCAAAGACACCACGTTGTCGGGGTAGCCTTCAGCGCTGGCAAAGTCCAGCGGGTCTACAGAAGTCCCATCCAGCAAACTGGTAACCCAGAACTTCTGCGAGTCTGGTTCGTTAAATACAAAGTACCCGTCAAGGTAGCCAACCGATCCCGCGCCTGGAAAGTCCGGGTCTGTGATCTGGGCAAACACCGCCGTGGATACGTTGTAGATGTAACTAAGCGGGTTACAGGCAATGAATATCTGCGTGCCGTTGTCTGCCATGCTGACCGGCCCTGCGCCGGATACGGTGCCAATCAAGGTCGCAACCCAACTGGTGTTTAAACTGTAAAACTCACTGCCCGACACCACATAAGCTATGCCGTTGGTTACCCACAAGCCACGAATAGGCCCGGTGCCGACCGTGGCCAACAAGCGCAAGCCAGGACACCTTAACAGGAACCCCGCCTCTTTTCCTCCGCTGCCTTCGGGGATAGCTTCAGGAAAAAGATTAATCATGCGGTTATCTGCCGCATTGACCGACCGGGCGACATAACTGCCGCCTAGAATCGGGGTCTTCACTTAGTAATTACCTGCGTAGATGTTAAACCGCTGGCGGGTTGCCACGATGCTGTAGGGCAGGCTCATCACATCATCGGGGTTGTTGATCCGCTTGATGTTGCGCTTGGAGGACATGGCGATCCGCTGCACTTGGGGCGGCGGTTCAATGCCAAATTCAGCCGCAATCTCAGCCGCCAGATTGAATCGAAACGCCCGCAGGTAGCCCGGTGGCACCACCAGCACCGTAGCCAAGGTGGCGGGTTCCACCAATTCGGTAACGCTGATGAAGTGCCATTCCAACGCCTTAGTCGGCACCGGATAGATGTACATGCTGATGTTTGGCATGTCCATGTTGATCCAGATGATCTGCGGGTAGGTCGAGGTAACGGTCTTCACCGCAATACCATCGTACTGCTGTTGGTTGATAATCTTGATGCCAAAACTAATGTTGTTGCTTGGATCTCGGAAATACGTCGAGTCATCCAACAACACAGGGCGGTTGCCCACAAAATCGCCGGTGGGGCCAAGGGTTCGCGTTTTTTGACTCGCAGGCCAAGTAAACGTCTGGTCTTGCGTAGAGAACACCGACAACCGTTCTGCCGACCAACTATCCAGCATCTGGTTCATCGCGGTCAACGCATCGGCAGAAGTCTCAGCCGAAGGCACTTCGCCTTCTGCTAACTGGCCGATAAGCCGCAAAGCCCCGTTGATCTGGTCGCCGGCAGTTGTGCTCACGCTGCAATCTCCTTACGAGGACGCCCTCGCGGTTTCGCCAATTCGTTGACCTCGTACTCGGGGTCGCCCAATTCGTAACGCTCCCAACCGTTCTTTTCGTCAGCTTCAGCTTCTGCATCCATTGTAGCAACCTTGTTGCCGTGGACCGGATGACGCATGTAGATGACCATTCTATGTCCTTAAAGACCGCCCCATATCGCTATGGGGCGGATGTTGCTTAAGCTACCCGATAAACCGAGTAGGCCGCCGTGCCGGTTTTGCGAAACAAAAACTGAGCCGCGCCACCAACACCAGCCGCACTGCCGGTAATAGCAACCAAAAGGTTACCAACCGAAGTAATACCAGTGCCAACAACAAACGTCAAAATTCCAGAACCAGTACCCAGATTAACGACGTTCAACAGAAAACAACTGTTAATTTTCAGATTGGTCATAACAGCGTCAATTGCTGCTGCGGTAGGCATCGTGTAGCTCGCCGCTGACGTTGAAGGATCGCAAACCAAAAGGCCGCCGGTGAGTTGAGCAACAGTCAGGGTTGCGGTTGCAGTTGCCGTTTGGGGCGCTGCTTGCGTTTCCATAACTTGCTCGTTTAAATTGCCATCAGTGTACTGATAACCACCACCAATTGAAGGAAGTGCCATTTTTAAAGCTCCTTAAATTTGATTAGCCCCCGGCAGCGCCGGGGGCGGTACTAATTACCCCCAGATCCGGCAGGCCATCGGTGCGCGAATGGTGGAATACCCATACAGCACGTCAACACGGCAAGGCATCCGGTCATTGTTGATGTCGTATTGACGAACAATACGCATCGAAATGCCGTTATGCACCTGACGGGATGCCATGTCCACACCTTGCGGCAGCAAAAGGTCGGCGGTTGCCAACGTGATCGCATTCTTGTGATATACCAAGTTTTGCGGGTAGGTGGTGGACGCGCTGCCCAAAAACACCAGCGCAGCCGAAGCTGCCGGGAACGCATCAACCGTAGCCAACGCATTGCCAGCGGTGTACATAGGCGGGGAGAACGCAATAGTAGCCGAGGTGCTGGTCAAGGTCTGGTCAGCAGTCACGACAAACTGTTGCAGGCTACCAGTGCTAAGACGGGTTTGCGGGTTAACCGCGTACACGCCAGCAATGGTAAAAATGTCACCTTGTTTGATGGTTTTGGTGCCACTGGTGTAGGTAATATCCAGTGTCGTAGCACCTTGAGCTGAAGGCACAGTAGACGCGCAGATAGGCGAAACTGGAAGACTACCTGTGGTGTGGCTGACAATTGACTGTGACATATTAATTTCGTCATAGCCAAGAACACCCTCACCCATCATACCGGTCTTGAACTGACGAGAAATTGTGCCTGTCGGGTTAAAGAAACCAGTCATGCCGTTTACCAAAGCTGCGTTGGCGGCAGGGTTTACGGTCCCATAACGTGGGGACATTGGGGTAGCATATTCGCTTAATTTTTGTTGCGCTTGCAACAAAACAAGGGACGTAGCAGGTGTGGTGCCAGGAGTGCCAACCGAAGAATAGATTGACTTGTATGCGTTGGCAACGTCAGCATCAACACTCGACGCCAATTGGCTGATACGCGGTTTGAGAACACGTTCCGCAAAGTCGTCCAACTGCATGGTCAGTTCGGCGGAGGTGAAGTTGATGCCGATATGCTTTTGCGTGGACACGGTCAGGGTCGTGTACTGCTCGTTGTCGTCCTGAACTTGTAGGGCAGCGCCGTCGGTCACCAACGCACGATCCGGCAGGCGGATACGCAGGGTGGAACCAATCTTGGCGCCTTCGACAGCAAAACTGTCGTCGTACTCTTTGTTGACGTTGCGGGAAATCACAAGACTGTTCTCGAGGATCTCGAGAGACTTCCTTGTGATCATGTCAATGGTAAGTAGGCTATTAGCCATTTTTAAAACTCCTTGAAGTGGTTAGCGGGATCTCGCTTCCTGCTTTTTCACTTGTCTTGCCCTTTCAGCTTCAATCCACTGGCTTGTGGTCATTGTTTTAATTGACCTTGGGTCTGTGGTATCAAAGCCGCCGGAGTGACCCCCGCGAGCGGTAACAGGCGAAATCGGCGCAGGTGCGCTGGAAGTACGTTTTGTTATCGGTTCAGAAGCAATTTTTGCCTCCAAACGCCCTATTTCTTTTGCCTGCAAAAACGGAGCTAAGTTGGCAATTCGTGCAGCTTCCTTCGGATTGGTCCCCAGATAATACGCAACATCAGGGCCATTCTCCGATGCTTGAATCGACTGCGCCATCACGTCGGTAATCGGTAGCTTGGGGTTGTACGCAACTTGTTCAAAGTCCTCGTACTTGGTCCGCGCATCCTCTTCTTTGTCGTGGTAGGCCGCCAACAATTCTTGCTGTTGCTTTTGCATCTGCTGATGCTGGACTAGCTGTTGGGCCTTCTGCGTTGCCAGTGCATCGACATACGCATCAGTGTCCGCAAACTGTTCCGGCGTGACAGGTGCTGCTACAACCGGCGCGGCGGGTTGGGCCGCACGCTGCTCTCGTTCCCACTTTCGCTGCTCTCTTGCAAGCCGTTTACCGATAGCCGCGTCCATTTCCTCTTGAGTAAAGGTCTTGGACTCAACTTCGGATGCTTCTACCGGCGCTACAATCTCAGGCTCAGGTGCTGCCGTAGCAACCTGTTCCGGCGCGGGTTGTTCCGCTATCACTTCTTCAGTCATGTCAATGAATCCTTCGATTCCCCGGTCTACTGGGCCGGTACAGTTTGAGTTTATCGCAAAGGCCAATCCATTACAACGGGTTGTTGACCTGGGGTTTTTTGCAATTCAATTGCGTCATTGATTTCGTTTTGAATGCAACGCATGTCGTCAGGCGCTAAAGCAGAAGTCATAAACGCCAACAATTGTTCGGTCGTCAACTGGTCAATTGGCGTGAAATTGGCAGGATTAGCGGAACCAAGTCCAATTTGACGTAAAACAGAATGTTTGAATTCACCGTCAACGCCTTCTACCGTAAAGAAAATTAAAAACACAACATTTTGCAAACCCAATTTAGGGTCTTCGGGCAATACTTTGATGTTAAGAATTTTGGTTGTAAACGTAGTCATGTTTTTTTTCTTATGAAGTTGTGGCAATCAAGCCAATGCGAACTGTACGCAATTGGTTTGCGCTTGTATTTGCAATCGTCATTTGTAGATTGTTAGCCGATGTTGTAATTGTGACCGTCATTGTTGACAATGATCGGTAATCTGCAAGTCCTAGGCTTTGTGCATATGTGATAGCACTCAACCCTGTATTGACAATTGAACCTGTTTGCCATTTTGCCAAGATAGTGCCAACGGCGGTGTTTGTAGCATTTGACGTGTTTTCATCTGCCGTTACAACAAATTGAATAGTTGTTTGCTGAGTAGTTTGGGCGGCATAAATGGTTACCGTTGCGGAACTATTACCTGCAATTGTTCCGACATTCACACCAATCAGTTTTTGATAATCGGTGTAATAGTTATCAGACGAACGAATTTTGTATGTTGGCCAAATTGTGAAGTTTGGTGCAGAAGGAAATTGACTTCCACCTTGATAAAGGAACCCAGGAACAATTTGAGGTATTTGCGATGCGTCCCCGCCAATCATTATTTTTGGAGGCGCAGTTAAAACCATGGTATATGGCGCGCCAAATTCGCAACCATAAAATTCAGAAAAAGAGTTGGCGTTGTTTAAACTTCTGGTATTTCCTTCCAACATACAACCAAAAAATGTGTTGGTATTGTTATCAGAGGTAGACGCTCCTGTTTGAGCAATAATAATTGCCGTTGGTGTAGCATTAGGTGTTGCTCCAGTATCAATGCCTTCTAAGTGAACCTGCATAAACACGTTTGTGCTGCCATCATCAATCTGAATACCAGTGTTAACCGACTGCCCAATTCGAATGTTGGTGAAGTAGTTGCGGTTGACTCCAGACGAGTTAACAGGACAGTCCATCATCCAGATACCGCGTTTGGAATAATACATAAACACATTTATAAAACTGTTGTACCAACAACCGCTATCAGCTCCGCTTACATCGGGACCGGTACGCATCGCAATGGCTTCATCACAAGTTAAAATATAAATGTTTGTAAACGTATTAAACGTTTGATATGCCAATGTTGTAGTTTGGGTCATGTTTTCTGGCACAAGACCAAGCGCCCAAACGGTTGTTTTGCTGTTGCCATCAATTGAAAAACCATCCATTTCGCAATGACTGTCTGACCAACGAACAACAATCATGTTGTTGTTGCCAGCTTTTAAAACAGTCGATGCACCATCGCCAACAAGTTTAATTCGACCGCCAGTGCTGTTTGCATTTGTATATGGAATTACCAATCCATTGTTTTTGCTATCAGGGCCAGCGGTTGAATTAATAAGATAAGAACCTGACGGGAAATGAAGTGCAGCACCCAAGGCTTTGGCAGCATTAATGGCGTTTTGACACGCTTCTCTAACGTCAATAGACCCAGTGCCGCTTTGCACGTCAGCAATTTGCGCTGTAGTCATAAAATCCCATACGCTAATCATTTCAGTGAATTTGCTGTGGACTGTACGGCCTATAGCGCCCGATAAAAGGCTAGAGTAATTGGCTTGTCTAAAACCAACTAAAGCATCACCTTTAGCTATGTCGGTTGTATTGCTAAAGCTAGATGAATCAAGGATTCCCGAAATGTTATCCCAAGAACCCAATTGAACATTTGTTGAAGTTGCCAGCACAAACTTGTACGTTGTGCCTTCAGTAAGCCAAATTTCATTTGCCGACCGCCCTGCCGAATCCAGCACAATTGGATTGGTATTAGCTGTAGCACCAGAATTAGACGTGTATGTAACCGCAGGCGTTGTTGTACCCGCAAGATACGAATACAGCAATCCACCAGTTAAGGGGACACCGCTGTTATTAAAAAATTGCCAACCAGCGCCAGCAAAATAAGAAAGATTGACTGCCATTTATTTTCCAATCAATTTGCTGTAATGTAACCGGTAAAAAATACAGAAACTGCTGTTCTTATTCGTAAACAAAAGTCAATTCCATCGTGCCTGTAGCCAACACATACAGGCCACGGCTAAATCCAATACCGCTATCAGCCCCACTCAACGGATAGTTCTCGCTGGCTTGTGGGGTTAATAGGCTGATAATGGTGCCATCTGCGGCGGTTTGCGTCGCAGAATCATAAACTGTTACACGAGGGGTATTCGAGGCAGAACTGCAAAATATGCCTTTTAATTTGCCAAAACCCGTTTTAATAGTGGTTTTGTTCGGCACACTGGCAGTTACGCTTAACTGATAATAATAGGCCATATTCGTTCCTATTCGTAAATGAACGTAACACCGACGGTGCCACCGATCACTACATATAGACCTTTACTAAACCAAATACCGCCGTCATCTCCCGTCAGGGGATACATTGTGTGCGGGCCTGGCACAAACTCAGCAATTATTGTGGTTGCGTTAGTGCCCGCCGTTGCTGAATCATAAACCGCAATGGTCGGCGTAGCTGACGCGGTGCTACACATAATGCCTTTGAGCTTGCCAGCACCAACT